GATGATTGGAGAAACTTCCACATTCGTGCTTCTGATGACTCCTTCATTCAGTGTGTATCGGTATTCGCTGTAGGATTCTTTGATCACTTCCTTATGGAGTCTGGTGGTGACATGTCTATCACCAACTCTAACTCTAACTTCGGTAATACCTCATTACACTCTATTGGTTATAAAGGATTTGCTTTCAACCAAGATAAAGGTGGTTATATCACAGATATCGTTCCTGTCAAGAAAGTAGATACCAGTGCTTTCAATACTGTAGATTTGAAGTATTTCCCACTTTCTAATCAAGCTACAAAAGCAGCTGGTAATCAAACAAAACTGTATTATAGTGGAGACGATGTATATTCTCCATTCATCAAACCAGCTACATCAATTTCTGGATACAGACTTGGTGCTCTTACAAATGATAAACTGTATTTAAAACTTCCTAAAGTTGGTGGTGGTAATGATATCTTCGAATCTACTGTTTCACCTTCTGGATTTAAGAAATATCAGGTTTCTTTAGAAACTCTAAACCCAGATAATGTACAAATTAATAATCTTGCTCAAGATGCTGCTAATTTGATTGAAGCAAACAAAGCATTCATTCAAAATGAAGCTTACAAATATATTATTACCAGATATCCAGCACTTCAAGATAATACCAATATTACTATTAGTAAGTGTGAAAGAGACCTTGGATATCTAGTTGATTCTGTTATTTCAGATTTAAAACTTGGTGGTAACATTAACACAATTCAATTTGCTGAAGGATACTACGTTGGTGGTCAATTAGCTTATATTCCTCAAGAATTGAATGAATCTATAGAAGCTTTTGATTATGCTAAGAATATCATGATTGCTGCTATGAGGAATTTCGATTACCTCATCAGAAATTGTGAGACAACCAACGGATCATCCATCATTAATGTTGGCAATACACAAGGATTGCTAGTTGGAATGACTGTGAAAGAATATGCTTACACAGATACTGCTGATGGTGTACCTATTGGTACAGCAAACTTTATTAATGGTAGACTAAATCGTGGCGTTGCTGTAACAGAAAATCTAGATCCTTCAATTCCTGCTAATGCTTATATCAGAAGAATTATTGATTCTGAAAATATTGAAATTGGAAATAGTGCTCCAGTTTTAAGCACGGATGTAAATGGAAATATTGTAGCTTCTTATGGAAACGCTGTTAGTGCTTTAAAGAATAGAACTACTGGTCTATACTTACACTTTGAATTCCCACAAACTTCTTCTATCAATGATAGTGCCGATACATTAGTTGGTGGTTATAGCGATATTTCTCCTGTTAGAGATACTACAGTTTTACAAGATACCACAGATTGGACTACAACTGGTCCTAATGGTACTGATTGGTATCCAGAATGTGCTAGCATTGCTTCAAGCATTCAAGAGTATTTTGTAAATATTTCTTTAATTCTCAACAATGGTTTGACTCCTCTTGGCGGAACAGAAATTGATGCTTCTAATCTGATTCTTGCTAACAAAGAGTTTATTGCTGCTGAAGCTGTTGATAGAATGCTTTTGGACCCAGCAAATGCCTCATTTGTTGTTCCTGGAGGAAATCAAAATTGTATTGATGATGTTATTGGAGTTCTTGAGACAATTGCTTACAACATTAAGTATGGTGGAAACGATAGAGTATACGATGCTGCTAAAATTTATGTAACACAACCAAATCTCCTAGCTGGAGAAAGAGCTCAATCTGTTCAAGTTTATAGTAACATGAGAGATTTGGCTATTTCTGCTATGAGAAATCAGCCAATCACTATACAAGGATCACATGGTTTAACACAGTTTATTGATAATACTGTTCTTGGTGACGCTTCACAACTTCCTGGTGTGTATGATTTCAATAATGATTGTGCTGGTGTTGCTTCCGCAATTACTACTTTCACAGGAATTATTACTGGAGCAATTGGAACTGAGTTAGATCCTGGAGATTTAGTTGGGGTTGTTAGAACTGAACCAACTTTCAACATTGTCACTAGAGTAGAACCAAATCTAGATACGGCAAATCTTGCTACCAGAGCAACTATCTTTACTGTTAATACTGGATTATCTCAATCAGATCCTCACTACTTTGAGACTGGAACTCCAGTTAGACTTGTTCCTAACGTTATTGATGGTGTTGATCCTGCTACGGTTGACAAGAGAGTTATTAGACTTCCAAAAGGATTTGACACAAACACAATTTACTATGTAATTGCTCCTGGAAGAACAACTCAACCAGAAGATTATTCTGATGGTGCCACCTATCCCAATGTTTTCACTAAGGATAATACCACCAAGATCATGCTGGCATCTACAAAAGAGAATGCTGCTGCTGGTATTTACATGTATTCTCCAGAAACAGATTCTGTGGATGCTAATGTACAAATTGATCTTTATCAGTTTGTTCTTGACGAAACTTATGATCTTCATCAGTATATTTGTAATTTCCCAACAGGTCTTACAGATGTCATCGAAACTGATGTTCCTCACATTTTCGACGTTCCTGGAACTGAAGGACATATTCAGCGAGTTTTCTTCAGAAGCTTTGGTGACAATTCTTCTTTACCACAAGTCACTGATGCTGGAGTTACGACAGAAGTTAATCCAAACAAATATTATTATGCTAGATTTGTAACTCAGAAAACTTTTGCTGTGTTTGAAACTGCTGCCGAAGCAGTTGCTGGCACTCCTAGAATTATCTTCGCTCCTGGTTTTGGACAAAACTTCTATGTATTTGCTGATAAGAGAGTATCTCCAGTAAGATTTGATGCTACTAGAGATGATAGTGCTCTTCCTGCTTCTAGCAGAGAAACTACTACTGGTCAGTGGTATGTTCAGACTACTGATGATTACGATCCTGCCGTAAACATTCAGGCAAGAATGAATCAAATTGGTCAAGATCTTAAGGATGCTAGATCTAAGAATACATTCTATAAGAGACTTAAAGATGAAAGAAGTGCTCTTGATAGAATTTATCGTTTACGTTATGTTATTCCTAAGTATGCTGATGGTGTACGTGATCCACTTAATGGATTTGTTCTTAAGGTTAGAACTGACGAAACGAGAAAGCTTCTACCTCAAAAAATATTGTTGAAGCCAGTTGGTGTTGGATCTCCTAGTGTCGCTCTTTTCAATGTTACTACTCAACTTGCTCAAGGTGGAACTATTGCTCAGCAATTAGGTTTAACATCTGCTGAGTTGGATCCTGCCTTTAGCTATGATCCATATAATATCGATCAAGTTAAAGTAATTGGTTCTGAAAAGACTGAATCTAAGGTATCTTTTAGTATTCAATCTGCTAGAAAGATCAATCTTTCTGGAACAGATTATCTAGAACTCACTGTATTTGATCTTGGTATTACTGATGATTCTGTAAGAAATGAACAGTTTGTTACTGTCAAGATTAATGCCCCTCAGGGTGGAGCATTTAGATTTAATACCACTCAAAGCAATTCTTTAAATAAAATTAACTGGAATGGATTCTCTGCTGGATTTGCCTATTTACAGGGATACTTCAATCCAGATGGTACGGATGAGCATTATTTGATTCTCAAGGGTCTAGACGGTGATGTTATTTCTTACAATGAAAATGTCACTACTACATTCTCTCAACCAGTTTTGGATGTTGACAACGATCCCGTTCTGGATAATAATGGAAATCAAGTATTGATTTATGCCACTCTTCAGGCTAAAGCAGATAGTGTAGGATCTCCTAACAATTCTCTCAGCAAGTCTGATAGAAAAGATTATCTCTATAGTGATAAGAATGCTAATGTTCTTACAATGACACCTGGAGATAAGGTTCTGGATGATGATGGTGTACAATATGAGATTGCTAGTGTAGTCGATGCTGGTCAAATTGAAGATACTTTCTATATCTTTGATATTGAAGAAATTAAGCGTCGTATTCCTAATCAGCAAGAAGGTATTTACTATCTAACTTGTGTCAAGGGTAATATTTCTCCATACCCAACTGGTCCTGGTGTTGGTACTAACTTCCGCGGATTCAAGTTCTCACAACCTATTGGACAATTATATCCTCTAGACTATAAGAATGACCCACTCTGGTTCCAGGTACAACCAGATGGTACTAGAGATATTACAGTTCTTGATCCACCCGCTACAATTTGTGCCGCTGATAACTTTATTCATGGTCTTGTTAAGACTAATGATTATAAGAATAGCGAAACAAAAGAAGTTGTTTTTGATCTAATCAACAACCCAGCACTCGATAGATATGAGTATGTCAATAATGCTATTGAAGCTCAAGATGGCAACGCTACATCTGGATCAGAAGATCGTTTGATTCCTATCTGTGGTGACTCCCCATATCCAACAGAGAAGAAACTTTATGTAGAACTTCGTAGACCCTCTATTGCTCGTTCTGGTAACCACACGTTTGAATATCTAGGTTTCGGTCCTGGTAACTATTCAACTGGTTTCCCACTTCGCCAGGAAGTTGTTTTAGAAGACATCCAAGACTTCTATGCTCAAGCTAAGCGTGAGAATGGCGGTATCGTCTTCTACACGGGTCTAAACTCGAATGGTGACCTCTATATAGGTAACCGTAAAATCAACGCCATTACAGGCGAAGAGACGTTCCTTGAGAAGGCAGAATTGGCATCATCTGATGATGATGGTGGTGATATTGGAGGATTGGTAACAACGTTTGAACTTCCTGTTGTATTTGAACAAGAAATTACCGTTGACGGTCAAGCGAATTTCAATAATCCTGTACAAATCAACGTTGATACTGATGTTGATGGAAATTCTCTAACGGTATTCTCTAATGTAGATCAAGCTCAAGGTGGAGATTTGAGTCTAGATACTTCTGCTTTTGCCAGAAGTGTAATTGCTTCAGCAGGAAACATTGTTTTACATCAAAATCAAATTTTCTCTGCCATCTACAGATTAAATCCAAGAGGTAATACATTACTTTCTGGACAAGATTATAGCATTAGAACTCATATTGATCATACAAATGGAAATGCTCCATCCAATAAAACACCAAATCAAAGCAATTCTGTACTAGGTCTTGCTGTTCAATTTGGTACAAATCCAGATACCAAAGATCCTATCACAGGAGACATTCTTCTGAAAGGAAATCAGGTTAATAGATCTGGATCTCTTGGATGGATTTATTCAAACTTCTACAATCCAGTAACAGCAAGTATTGAATCTACTACAGCTGTTGGTGGATCTGTCGTTAGATTTGACACGGTAACTGGAACTTCAGTTTCTTCTCTTGGTATTCAACTTGGAACCATAGTTAAAATTGAAGGATTGACTGGAAGATATGAAAATGTAAACGGATTAAGAAAAGTATCTCTAGTTACAGCAAATTACTTCCAAGTTAATGCTCCTGTCATTATTCAAACCAGCCCAGTAGATGATCCTACCGCTATTCCAGTTGCTGCCGAAATTTCGGTGTCGAGCAACTCTTGGAAAGAAGTTGGTGTAATTGGTGCCGAAGCTATTAGAACAAATACCGATACCATTGGAAAATATGCTGTTGGTATTAATACTGTTGCTAGAACTGCTCATTCTGATCAAAATGATGCTTATGTTTCAAATGCTTCTTACCCAAGAGCAACTTTGGATATTGTTGGAAACACGTTTATTAGTGGAAAAGAATTATCGAATACTAATTACACTAATAATGCTTTACTTGCCGATAGAACTTTCCAAGAAATTGATAATGCCTTCCTGGTTGGTGGAGATTCTGTAACACCAAATAACTATGCTACGCTGAGAGTTTCTACCACAAATGGATCACAGGGTAATCACTCTGGTCAAACTCCTGGACTACAAAGATTGTTTGCTGGGGGTAGAGTTGGTATTAACGTAGATCAAGGTACAATGAATCATACCTTGACTGTTGTTGGTGACGTTAGAGTAACAGAATTTACTCTGTTTGAAGATAATCTCGCTGTTAATGGTGGTTCGTTGTCAACTACATCGCCAACATTCAGTTTGATTGATGGTGGTGCCACAAGTGTTTATTTTGCTTCTGCTGCCACAACTTTAAATATTGCTAACTCCGTACAAGCTTCAAGTACTCAAACTATTAATATTGGTACTAATGCTGGAGTTCAGAATCTTAATATTGGATCCTTTGTTCCTGTAACAAATCTTTTACTACACAATTCTGGTACAGAAAATCGTACTAGGATCGGTACTGTAGGCAATTTTGCTACTGGTAACGTTTCTGTAGTTGAAATTGGTGGTGCTTATCAGAAACAATCCAACTCACTAACTGACGGTTCTATTGTTAAATTGAGAACCAGATTTACTGAGGTTGATGGTGATCTAACTATTGGAGCTGCTCTGCCAAACTCCACTGGATTTACTACACTCAGATCTCCTGCCGAAAGCGTTAATCTATTCAATACCACAACTTCTAAACTTTATATTGGTGGTGCTACATCAAGAATGTATCTTGGTGCTCAAGGTGGTAATACTCAAATCAACAACAGTTTGATTGTCAAATCTTCATCAAGATTTGAGGGAGACACTACCTTATCTGGTGGTTTAAATGCTGGTGATTTTGAAATTGTTAGAGGATCATTTGGAACAGATGCCGTTGCTCACGGACAGGGTGATATTGATAATGCTAATATTGACATTTTCGAAAGAGCTATTATTGATAGATACATTTCGACTCAAGGTGCTGGATTCTGGGGTGGTAACGAATACGAATCTAATATATTTGATACTGTAACTGGCGAAGAACTATATTACCTACCTATTGCTACAGCTTCGACAACGATTCAATTTGAAGTCGGTGCTTATCTATTAGTCGATCGTTCTAGACTCGCTATCTTTGATCCTACTGCTTTTAGTGGTACTATTGCTGCTAATAGTAATCAAATTACTGGAGCTTCTAATGTTACTGGTTTTGCTCCTAATGATACTTGGGTTGAGTTGACAAGCGATGTTACATTTGCCGATGGATCTAAGTATGCTCAGGTTACTGCTGTAAATGGTAATAACCTAACACTTAGCAAGTCATTTGCTTCTGGAACAACGATAACAACTGCTAGTTTTGTTGGTGGACAATCAACTCAAGGTAACGCTCCCGTTGGTCAACAATATAGCGAATTAGTTCAGATCGTTGAATTGACAAACCTGAACAATATTTCTGATTTCCCACTAAGAATCTTAGTCAAGAGGGGTATGAATCAGCGTACCCCTGGAGATGAAGAGTTAATCACTGGAACTCCTTCAAATCTTCCAGTTGGTGCCGATCCTTCTTCTTATAAGTTTGTTAGAACAGATCACCCAGAAAATTCTTTATTGATTCGTTATAATCTTGCTCTAGATGTTAGCTATATCGAAGATGTAAATGGATTGCCATCTACAACTAGTGGAACTGTAGGTAGCGTAAGCACAGGAGATTTCTCTGGTGCTGTTGGACCTGGAGATATCTTAAGATTTACTGATAGAGAACTTGCTTTAATCACTGATATTAATACAACAAGTCCTCAAAGATTTGTTATTAATGATGGCAATAATACAAATCCAGTTGAACAGTTTGTTGTTGATTCAACTAACGGCGAAACAAAAATTCTTGGTAACGTTACGGTATTCTCCAACTTCACTCTATCTGGATCTACTGCTACTGGATCTCAAAAACTAATAATTACTGATGGAGCTTCTAGCCCAACAACTACATTCCAGGTAGATTCTGCTACTGGTGAACTATGCTTTATCGGTGATCTTAAAGCAGGTGGTCCTAATTGTGATAGGTTCTTTGTAGATGCTGAAACTGGTAATTCTCTCTTTAGAGGTGGTAATCTGGTTGTAAGTGGAAACACTTCCACCGATACTAAATTTGTTGTACAAAACAGTACTGGAAATGCCACCTTTGCTGGTCACATTACAGTTTCTGGTACAACCGAGAGTACATTTACTGGACCAGTACAGATAGATGGCGGAAATCTCTTACTTAACAAGATTGATGACTCTCCACAGTGGCAAGCTAATACGACTTACACTAATGGTGATACAATATTCTATGGATCAAATATCTATACTGTTGTAATTTCTGGTGGTGGTACAAATACCAGTGGTACAGTTGCCCCAACTCATACTTCTGGAACACAAAATAATGGAAATATTGATCTAACCTTCTTGAAGGTTAAAGAACCCGAAAGATTATTTGAGGTCAATATTGATGGATCTATGAATTTTGCTGGTCAGGAAGGATTCTTTACTCCAACTGGCGCTAGAAAATGGGTATTTGTTGGTGCTGGTGAAGATGTATTCGACGCCGTTTCCAATGTTAATTACTTCATCTCTCCTGCCGCTGATCTAACAATTAAATTACCTCAGAATCCAGTTACTGGAGATATGATTAGAGTAGTTGATGTTGGTGGAAATCTTACATATGACATTTCGTTAAGATTTAGAGCTCCTAACGGCACTTCTGTACAGGGTGACAATACAAACGCTAATACACCAAACTTACAGAGTATAAATTATAATGGTGGTGAATTAGTTGTACAAACACCTCATGCTGGTTTAGGTTTGATTTACCTCGGGGCACAAAATTATGACAACACCTCTACTGGCGCTCCAGCAACAACTCAAGGATGGTGGTTGGTAGAAATCTAATATGGCAGGATATAACGTAGTCAAAACACAAAGAGCCCTTCCCATTGGTTCTGTACAACCATGGGGAGGACCTCTTTCCGAAATTCCTAAAGGATGGTTATTATGTAATTTTGCCGAGATAGAAGCGGCTGATTACCCTCTATTAGCTAGGGTTTTACGTGATAGTTATGGCGGCACGGATTTTGATGGAAATTTTCCAAATTATACAGGAACAATCAGATTGCCTCCTACAAATGATAAAGCATTAGCAGACATTTCGACTCAATATTTTGGTAATTATAGTTCAACTTCTGGATCTATTCCTTCCCCTATTGACAATCCTGATGCTCTCAATGTAGTTGAAGATTATATCGGTACAAGTGCTTTGGGATTCGAACCAGGAGACCTTGGACCTCCCAATGTAATAAACGCAAAAACTGATATTAATTTTACATATACGCCAGATCCTCAGGGAACAATTGCTAATCTGACATTTACAGGAGTAGCTCCAACTTTAGCAACTCCTGTTATTAAACAAAATGTTCCAGTGGTAGCAGGAACCAATTCTCAAACTGGAGCTGCTGTTACTGGATCTGGTGCTACTTTTACTGTTGTAATTAATGACGATAATACCTATGACATTGCTCCCAAAACGAAAGGATCTGGGTATAACGTTAACGATAGACTGACAATTTTAGGTACAAATTTTTCTACTGAGGGGGGCACCAGCTCTGCCAATGATATTACGGTTACTATTACTCAGATTGGATCTTCATATTTTGAAGGTACTATTACGGGTCAAACTTTAATTGAAGGATTTTCAATTGAGGAAGTTTTTATTGTACCAAGAAAATTGGGAAGACTTCATTTTCCTCAGCATTTTCATGAAGGTACATATGAAACAATTAATACTGGAGATGCTGGTGAAAATCCAGGTAGAGGTGTTTGTATTTGGAATTCTCCTGACGTTAATGTTGTCGAGCATTATGATAGAATTCACCCATGTCCGAGTGGATATTTTTCATTAACAGTTCCTTGCCCCAAACCAACATCTCTTAATTGTTCTCCAAATCCTTCCACTGGATTTTATATTGGTAATTCACCAGATAATACAATTAACGAGTGGGATGCTGGTCCATTTGATACTGGTGTTGGTAGATATGCTATCGGTAGTGTTGGCGGAAGTTTGCCAATCAAAGATCACGTTCCTTTCGCCACTACTGCAACTGGACATGGTATTGCTAAATCTTGGTTTACTGGATCTGGAAGTCACTGGAACTTAAGAGATAAAACAGGCGCTAGTTCTGTTGGTGGTGATACAAATATGACTGCTATTAAAAATACTGGCAGAATTCTTCCAGGGTATAGAGTTCCTTTTTCAGATTCTAGTACAACTCTCAAAGTTCCAAACTGGGATCCTGGAACTGGTGGATCTGATAATCAACATGGATTTACAAAAGCATTATTCAATCATGCTGGAATTAGTTTTACTGTCGATACTCCAACTGGTGGTGGTGTACAAGATAAAATTAACTCACACGATCATGACGGAACTTTTACAGTTAAATATGATGGATCGAATATGGACGTTCCTCAGCAGATCAACGTACAAGTACAACCAAATATTATTCCAGGGCAGCTTCCAGGTGCTCTACAAATTACATTTACGACGAGAGTTCCTTCTCTTTCAATCACTAATTTAATTAGAGCTTACTAAAATGACCGTATATTACACCAACGAAAAAGGAAGATATGGCGGCGTGACAGGTACAATCATACCATTTACTATTAAGATGCCAACGGTAAATGATAGTTTGACTGGTGATTGGAAAAAATATCTTCCAGCAGGTTATTTACGTTGTGATGGTTCTGTTTTTAAAGCAGTGGCATATCCAGTATTAGCACAAGTTCTGGGAACTGGTAACGATTCTAAATTTAAGAAAGATACTACAGATTTGGCAGCAGATGAATTTCAGTTACCCGATTTGGGATCTAAGTATATTGCTGGAGGTAATGCTTCTGGCACATATTTGAATGACAAAGTTACAAACTCTAATTCAGGATCTTCTCAGGGAGCTTATAGAGTTGGTTGTGAAATCAATGTGCTATCTTTGGTGGGGGAATCAGAAACAATAACTTATACGGGAACTTTTGATGTTGTGCAGCAATCTTCTATTGAATTTATTGGAAACCCAGCATTTGGAACAACAACTAGTGATGGAAAAACCTTAAAAGCTTTTTTATCTGAACAAGAATTCCAAGCTCATGGACACGATTCTGATATTGGAGTATTTACTTATCTAGGTAAATGGACAGATTCTTTTGCTGTTAACACTACTAGTGGTATTTCTCAAGGTGGAAATGATGGTCAGAATGAGGGATCGAATGAATTGACATTCATAAATGCTCCAACAGATGCCGCCGCCGTGGTCGGTCATAGTCATTTTATCAATTTTCCTAATTCACAAACTATTGCTGCCAATAATAATTTGAGATTTGGATTTGACGAAACCCAAATAGAACCTTTAGGATTATCCTCTACTGTAAACATAACTACTGAAAAACTTTATAAATTAGATGAGGCTACTCCTCCATACATTTTAGTAGAATATTTAATTAAGATTTGACATGCCTTCACAGACTTTTACTCTTACATCAAATATTAATGTTAGATTTGATGGTACTGGTAATAATTTTAGAGCAGAAGTTACTGGTACTGGTAGTGCCAGAGTAAAATTTGGATTGTATTGGAGTGATAACCCTGGCGTTGCTGGTGATGCTATTGGTAGCGTTACTGTTGATGGTAGAACCTTCAATTCTCCTGGGGAAAATGGTAGTGATGTAAGAGATTGGATTATGACTCCTGGTAATTATCCAATAAGCACCAGTGGTCAGTTAAATCCTGCTCAAGTAAATGGTCAAATTATTAGATTTTTTGATAACGACGGAAGTGACACTAATGCTTCTTTTGAAATCGTTAATGTAGTTAATCAAACGTATACTATAACTGTCACCGCCGACCTTACAGTTAATCCGACTACAGCAAATGGAGATGGTGGTGGAGCCACTTGTACAACTCTTACGTGGAATACTAATGGAGCTACTTCTGTAACAATTGATGGAGTTGGAAAAGGAGCGACTGGATCAGAAGTTAGATGTCCTAATATATCTTCTAATGCTTGTGGTGGTCCATCTCCTGCTACCAGAAGTTGGGTACTTACAGCATGTAATGGAAGTAATTGTGTTAGTGATACAAAGACTTTTTCTTTGTATAGTGATAATAGCCCTTCGAATTCCTGGACAACATCGTTTAGTAATTTAGATCCTGGAACTCAATATACATTTACTTTAGGCACTTTAGCATGTATTGATAGACCAACATCTGGATCTGCTGGTAATGGAGCTTCTTTAAATGCTAGTACATATGGTAATGGGAATACTGTTACTTTAACTGCTTATAGTGCTCCATTTGATACGACAATACCAGCATCTGGAACTTTTGGCAATACGAATTCAAAAACTTTCCCAGTTACAATAGGAACTAGTAGTTTTAATGTGACATTCACAACTAGAGCACCTAGAGTTGCTGAAGATTTTAATTATGGAGATGTTAAAAATCAGTTTCCATATCCAGAGATTGATGTTGCTCCAGGGACACCAACACAGTATTTGACAACTGGTGGTATTTCTATGAATGATATCGATATTCCAGTTGAACTTAAAATGAGTGATGGTAATGCTCAAATCAATGTTAATGGTAGTGGGTGGAAAAACGTTAGGCAGATCTAAATAAAGAAAAGAAAGATAATAAAATGATGTATCC